CTCAATTCCTCCGCACGGGCCATATTAAGGGCCCTACCTAGCTACTAGTAGCTAGGCACCATCCTGATGTTGATGTCGGCGCTATCAGGACGCCCAGCACGTTCAAGGTGCTTCGGATCATGCGAGGGATCACTCCCACGCTTGAGGAAGAACTTGAGCAATGCGCCGTAGTCATCCAGCTTTGAGGCTGGTATCCTACGTCGTATGACAGCTGCCTTGACAAGGGGCAACTGGTAACGACCCCCCACCTTCCCGGCGTAGCCGAGAAAGGAGGTTCGGCCCAGTGCAACCGAGGTCTCGGCGACAGCGGGGAACGGGATTAACCGCTCCACGTAATCGTCAAGCCAACGAACCGACCCCCAGAGTCCAGCCTTGTAAAGCTGGTTTCTGAGGGAAACAATCGATTCGATCTCGGGAACGTGCGTCCGTTGCGTAGGGAATACTCGTCTGACCTTAACGATGGAAACATCGTGGCCATTATAGTACTCCTTACCACAGCTCTCTCTGAACTTACCAGTCCAGAAAGACTTATCGCGATTAACTACGAAGCCAAAAGCCTCGAGCATCTCGACAACGGATGACACAAAGCGAACGGGGACGATTATATCGTCCCCGTACACTCGCACCTTACCGTCAAAGGACTTAATGTCCTTAACGGTCAACCGGCGTCTTAGCTCTCGCTGAATACCGAGGAATACAACGGTGGTGAAAACCATTGCCTCGATAGGGAAGCAGAGAGCTGAACCCATAGACGCGAATTTGGCCAACGGGATAATCCCGTGACCAGACACATCGGCCTTCAAGCTTCTTGTTGCTTGGATCGCCTCCCATAAGGAAGGAAACCTATGCGTAAGAAGCTCTACATGCCGATTCGAGACGCGATCGGAAGCCTCACTCAAATCGAGTGTGGCGAGGTCCCCACTGAGGGAACCTTCGCAAGCCAGGACCTGATTAGGGCCCTGGTCAGTGATTCCGATAAAGCGCGAGGGGATGTCACATCCCTCGAGCAATTCGACCAACGGTTCGAGAATCGCCTGCTGCATAAACTGCATGTAGGACGGCTCCCGAGCTATGAGTCGAGGTGTCTTGAGCGTTTTAGGAACGGCGAGTACCTCAACAGGTCTCTCGTTCTCGGGTTCACGGATGTCAATCTGTCCCAAGTTGGCCAAGGCCAACGAGTAGCTGCTAGCCAAGTAGTCCTGATGAGGGAATACAAGGTCGAGCCGCTTGGACCATTCGCGGATGTTGTATTTGGCATTGCCGAACACTTTGTCCGCAGTGGTACCAGGACCGTGTTTTCCGAGGACACTTTGTTCATGGATCTTTTTGTCCATTTCACTGAGCGCCTCTCGGAACAACAGACCACTCACCTCCTTGAACTCGGTTTCGAGTTCTACCGGAAGGGAGTGATTTTTGACATCTGATTCACACTGGACGTACCTATCAAAGGCCGCACGCACCCGCCTCGGAGAGGCGGGGAGCAAAATCTTGGCGAACATCAGTGTAAACTGACGCACCGCCCAGATCGCGGTCTCATTAGGATTGTCCAGAAGACGACCAGAACCACGGTCGAACACAAGCTCAAGGAAACCTCCGAGAAATCGGGGGAGCCCGCCCGTCCTGGAAAAACCAGGAAACGAGTCGTGAGCTACATGCCCACGGTCGAGACATCTTTCGAAGTCTTTACCGAAAGCAGGTAGGGTGATCGTGAGAAACGATACACCTTCATGTTCGATCCGAGCCGTGACCGTTTTGAGGTCACGGCTGGTGCTACTCGTGTGACACCACGTGCTCAGATCTTCGAGCACGTGTCCTAGAAACAGCATAAGGCTTTTCAAGGCCTCCTCCTTAAATGAGGTTGGTCTATCCATAGCCAAGGCTGTATTCCGAGCTATTACTAGCTGGCTAGCATTTTGATCAGCACAGTGAAACACAGAAATAGAGGTAGCGGCAGAGCCGCTACGACCAGAGCAGCCAGGGCAATGAGCCCCGAGTTGGATCTGTGTTGTGCTGTCGAGTGTCTAGTCATCAACTCACCTATTGGAGGTGAGCTCAGTTCTCGCCACCCAGAAGCTGGGTAGTGCGAGCACCAGTAGAAGCAGTGAGGTACGCCGTAAGGGCGTCCACAATCTGCTTACGCTCCGCCAGGGTATAACCCTGAACGGGCTCGTCAACGACGAGGTAAACACTCATGGATCGAAGCACGTTCTGTGCCGAGACCAGAGGGTCTACTGCGTACTTCTGGTGATCAAGACGGACCTGCCGTCGGATCCTCTTACCATACTGGTGAGAAACCGACAGTGTGACCGTCCCGTCATCCTTCTTAAAGGAGCCGGTACCGACGCCACTAGCCACCCGAGGGAGGCTGTTGGCAACGGCATTGATAGTAACTGACTGAGGATCGGCGAAAGCCATGGCACTATTCCTTAGGACAAACTCTCAACGGGTTTCGTCAAGAGGTATTAAACCACCAAGCCCTTATGGGGCATAGTGGGGTGCTCGGCTCTAGAAACCGATTCTGGGTGCATTGGAGATCCCAAGCAGAGCCAAAATGCCCAGCTGCCTCTCATCGAGGTCGCTGAACTCAAGGCCGAAGCCGAAGGGATTCGCCCTCACGCGCTGCTTCCGTTCCGTACGGAAGGTCATCGTGAGAGTCCCGAAGTCCCGGCGAAGAATTTTCGTCGAGTCCAGGGAGTACTGACGCACAAGTACGTCATGGCACATAATGTACCCGTACCGAAGAATCAGCCCGTCGCGCTGGAATGCACTGGCCGCGGAGACAGCGTCTCCAAAGTCAGTAAACCAGTCGGCGAGCCAAGTCCATGGTGCCAAATTGTACAGGACGTCTGGGGTTAACCCCAGACCAAGAAGGTGTTCAGCCTTCTGAGCATAGCCACGCAGCCGAGACATGAGATCACTCCCATTCTCAAGTGCGTAGGTGTAGCTCCCTGAAAAGGAGATCTGCCGACTTTTATAGGTCGACACCTCCCAATAGGCGTCATTCCGCTTAAGAAGTCCGTTGTAGTCGCTAGACTGGAGCAATCCAGCCAATCGCGGCACGTACTCTTGACGTGGGTCCTCAATTAGACCCACCTCGGGCGGATAAGAACGCTTCCTGCGGATATTACGACCGCTATCGCGCTCGTACTGATCCAGGATCTCAGGACCCTTGATCACCGCATGCAGTATCTTGTCCACGTCAGCAATCAGGGGAGCCCAAGCAAACACCACGTTGAGACCTTCAGATCCGATTCCTCGGAGCTGATTAATCTTCCCGTTAAGTGAACGCCGGTACCCCTTAGACTGACGGAGCTGATCGCCGGGGATGGTCGGAAGACCGTCCCTAGCAAGTTCGCCTACAAGATTAGCAACGGAAGCGGCAGGGTGCACAGGTACCGTATCGTTAATGGCCGTGGTTCCACTTTTGGTGGAATCCCAGCCAGGCACGGTCGGAAATAACTGTGACACGGGCAATCCTATAGATGGGACCAGTGGTCCCACATAGTATTGACTACCTTCAGAGTCTGGTTCATACCACTCCACCCTAGGGTGAGAGCAGGTGACCGTCTTCTTTATGGTGTCAAACGGATGCCCACGATCAGTGATGGTGGAGCCATAGGCCCCATTATTCGAAACACCTGATTGACGAAAGTCTCTCAGTTGCATTCGAGCCATCTGATCGATATCCTGCGAGCCACCAGTCCGAAAACTGGTGGTTTTCTGATGACCCTGGAATGAATACACATCACTGAGACTTTCCTCAACGCCATACCTATTCCGGATTCGTCCGGAGAGGTCAACGCCGGGGAGGTCTCGTTCAGTGGTCACCATTCCAGCCATGGACTTACCTTACATTGTTATCTAGAATGACCGCAAGCGGTCAGGAATGCGAGAGCGTATGCACTGCATACCCTCGCTAGGATGATGATACCAGCTCGGAAAGCTAGTATGATGCGAGAAGCACCGGGGAGGCCTTAAGG